TAAAGATCCACTTACAAAGTTTATGATAGATCAGGGTGTGCCAAGTGAACCTTGTGTAATGAAACCTGACACAACAACTGTGTTTAGTTTTCCAATGATGTCACCTTCAGGTTCTAGACTTAGAAATGATCTATCTGCTATTGAACAATTAGAGATCTGGTTGATCTATCAAGAACATTGGTGTGAGCATAAACCTTCTATTACTGTTACAGTCAAAGAAGAAGAGTGGCTTGACGTTGGAGCATTTGTGTTCAAACACTTTGATAAAATGTCAGGTGTGTCTTTCTTGCCACACTCAGATCATGTTTATCAGCAAGCACCTTATCAGGAGTGTACAGAAGATGAGTATGATGCTATGCTTCTTAAAATGAAAACTAGAATTGATTGGTCTAAGCTACGAGATTATGAGTCAGTTGATAATACTGCAGGTAGTCAGACAATGGCTTGTAGTGGAGATAGTTGTGAGATCGTAGATATAGGAGCTTAACATGACTGCTATCTATCCAAAAGAAATTTGCTATATGTGTGGCAACTATCTTGATGACGATATGAAATGTTATGAATGTGAAGATTGCAACTGCAATGGAGAAGATATGACAGATACAATTACTTTAACAACTGATACTACATTTGACCACACAAAGTTTACAGGTGAGTATGATCCTGTGAATAAACCACCTCACTATACTCTTAATGGTGGACTAGAATGCATTGACTATATGAGACAGGTGTTAGGACTACAGGGTTTCATAGATTACTGTCATGGTAATGTTATCAAGTATCAACACAGATACAACTATAAGGGAAAACCTGTACAAGATATGGAAAAGGCACAATACTATCTGAACAAAATGGTAGATGCCTTGAAGGAGAAACATAAGTGAAATACAAAAAGCTAGAACAGGAAGCTAGAAACTTTAACAAGCTACGTATGATTAAGACCAACAGTAACGACAAGGTTCTTACGACAAGAAGGTTTCTAGCAGGTCAGGCACTGTCTGGTATTATAGCCAGAAGTCCTAGTTGGTCTAATAAAAAAGATGTAGTGAGAGAAGCTTATGAGTGGGCAGACAAGATGTTAGAAGAAGGTTAGTCTAGTTTTAAATCACCATAAAAAACATCATCATAAATATCCATAAGTGTTTGTATTTTTAATAAAGTTGGTAAAGGATTTTCCTCTTCCATAACATCTTCTAGCTCACCTTCTAAACCTAGAAAATTCATAACATTTTTTATTTCTTTTTTATTTTTCTTATCCAAGAGTCTAAAAATGTTCATAGATTTAGGCATACCTTTTTCAAAAACTTCCATCATTTGAGATCTAGATTCTTTTCTTATTGTATCTAATATCTTTTCTTTATCTTTTAATGGTAAGTCTTTATAATTAGGATTTAACTTTAAATATTTTATAGATGTGGCTTCTATAATAGGTGCAGCTATACCCTTAAGAATATTTCTTATTTTTTCAGGTGCATCAATTCTTCCTATGGCTTCCCAATAAGGTTGCCCTGCCATATTCATCATTGACTCAACAAGATTAGGGTTTGGTAATCCTCTATTACCTAGTATCTGTTTTCCTACATCAGGTTTGTAATCTACACCTCTAGTTGCTGTGGCTTTTTTAGATAAACCTTCTGTGTCACCAAAGATATTATTTACATAACGCATCATCTGACCTTGAAGACCTGCTCCCTCTTTTAAATTAGGGTTCATATTCTTATCTGTAGCAATACCAATAATTTGATTGATAGGATCAAAAGGTCTAGTAGCACCTTGTACAATTCTGTCACCCATTCCAAAAACTAAGTCTAAAAAAGGTCCAGTATCTTTATCTATAAGAGCTTTACTTGCATAGATTATACTTTGTCCAAATCTGTCTAAATCTCTTACAGATTGTGCTCCTATCTGCACACCTAACTCGGCAATTAAATCTGTAGGCACTTCTTCTAGTTTAAAATCTGATGGATTATTACTGTCACCCATACCATGTGCTCCTATCTGTGACAGCAATCTCATAGTAGATACAGGCCAATCATATTTTCTATCTGAAATAGAGCCATCAGGTAGTTGATCTTGATTGTAGGCTAAACCATTCTTTATTCTATCTCTAGCTCCACCACCTTCTCCTTCAAAGTATTCTGATATAAAGTCACCACTTTGTATACCTAGATAAATAGTTGACCAACCTGCAATTGCTTTACCTACTGCCTCTGCACCCTCTCTTGTAGCAAAGTCTAATTCATCCCCTGTAAGTTTTCTTATACCAAATCTAAAAGCATTTACTGCAGTTAAATCTGCCATTGTTGCAACAGTTGTATTTAAAAAACTACCAAATGGTACAATGAAACCGAAAGGTGTTCTATTACTAAATATCTCTACGTTTTTTGCCCAAGTCCTAGCTGCATATAAACCCTCTCTTCCGGGTAAAGTTGACCAATTTACAGAAGCTGTTTCTCTTTGGGTTCTGAAAAGAGCTTTTTCTAAAACCATCTCTTTAAACCTATCAGATGCCATTTCTAATCCAACATCTTTTTTACTAAAAAATTTATCTGGACTAATACCATATTCTCTCATTATAGCTTGATTAACATTTGTTCCAAAAGCCCATCTCTTTGTAAGATCATCCTGCAATCTAACAAGAGATAGTGTTTGTGCTCCTTTTGTAACAGAGTCTGCTGTTCTCCAGAGCATTCTTTCTGGTGTAACTGTTCTATCTAAGTTAAATGTCTCTATGGAATCTCTAACACCACCATCACCTGCAACATCTCTAAACAATCTAGATTGTATTTCTGGATTTAATTCTAAAACTGCATCAGCATATCCTATAGGAACATCTGGAGATATAATATCTGTACCTCTACGAAAAGCTCCTGCATAAGAACCCTTGAACCTATTAAAATATTTTGTAGCAGCTTTATCATCAGCCATAAAAACTTTATACAATCCACTTTGACCTAAGTTAATAGCACCTGTTGCAAAATCTGCAGCTGTGTTTAAAGAAACAAGAGCTGTAAAACCTTTTACGTTTGCACCAGTGGTTGAAAGGTGAGAAGTTAGAAGTCTTTTGTAAGTAGACATAATAAACTGACCCCTTCTAGGGTCTTCTTTTTTTAAACCATAACCAAATATTTTACTTATTACATTTTTTTCTCCTTTAGAATATACATACCTTAAGTCTTTTAACTTAAAAGTTTTTGTTTGTTCAGCAAGAGTTTTTTTATTAATAAATAAAACAGTAGCACTATCTCCTTCAATAGACTGTATTGTACCTATGTTACCTCTATTATCTATAGGAGACACCTTGCTACCTATGGTAATACCTGAAGCCTCTGCATCTCTTATAGCTCCCAAAAGTTTTATGGCATCATCTGTATTGTAGCCTTCTTTTTTAAATTTTTCTAAGTTTGAAATAATTTGTAGACTTACACCTGCTTGTCTGGTTTGTTTAACAAGGTGTGACTCTAAACTTTTTGCAGTAACTTTATCACTACCTACAAGTTTTCCACCTTCTCCAAAAAACTTTAATTTATAACCTGTATCTTTTTCAAACTTTTTAACAATGCTTTTTACTTTATCATCTGAAAGAAAGTTAATAGCATTGGCATATACTGCTGTTTTGTTACCATATTTTTCTATCATAGATTCATGTACAACAAAACCTGCTTTCTTCAAAGCTTCTGCATACCCACCAGTATCTTTTGTAGGATCTCCTCTAAAGAAATAAGTAAAGAAAGCATTAAGAACTTCACTATCTGTGTATCTTTCACCACGTTGTTTAATTCTACCTTCAGATGCATCTACAAGTTTATTCCAACCTAAGAAGTTTTTTGTTGTTGGAGTAATTGTATCTTCTTTTTGTGTTTTTTTAGTAGCAATAATTAAATTGTTTTTAATTTCTACATTGCCTTTTCCAAAAATATTTTCTATCTTTGATACATAAGCACTTAATTTTTCATTTCTTTGAAAACCTTTTGAGGTTTCTTTACCAACACCTGTTGCATTTCCAGAGTAAACACTAAAAAAAGCTTTTTTATTTATTTTTAAAGCATTTTCTGCTTGTTCAATAATTTTTATAATATTCTCATCTTCTTTGATAACATTTAAAACATTGTTAGACATGACTACATCAGCACCACCATCTTTAACAATATTAACTGTTTGATCATTATAACTTTTAGGTCTGTTAAAAGGATCAAATATATATCCTTTAGCATTTATGTTAGAAATATCTTCTAAAACATTATCAAATCTACCACCACCTATATCTAAAACAACATCTCCATCTTTAATAAAACCTTTATTTTTTATTGTTGAATATCCTGTAGGAAACTTTTTTTGATTAATTGATGTTTCAGCAGACGAAAAAACTTGATCAGAAATTTTCCAAATATCTTTTTTATCTTTTATAACTCCAAAGTTTTCATCAATATTATCTATAAGTAGATTTTCTTGAACTCTTTCTTTAAGTAGTCTTTCTGCTTCATCTGACCCTAATCTTAAAGAGTCTCCATTAAACTTAGTATAGCTTAACCACTGAGGAGCTAGATCACTTTTTCTAAACTCTCTTGCAGTTGCACCTAAACCTACAAGTGTGGGTATAACAGTCATAGCACCTAAAGCAGTTAGTCCTGTTTGTGCCTTACTGTATTTATCTTGTACACCCACATCAATCAACTGCATTTGATAACCAACATCAACACCTGCAGCAATAGAAGCATCACCGACAGCAAAAGGCACAGCTTTTTTTACAGATTCACCTATTGCTTTTAATGCAGTTGTTTTAGTTACACCTTTTTTTAAGG